TGTTGAAACCGCGTAAAATTCCGGGTTTGCTGATAGTGCTGCATCCAGGGTTGCTGCTAGCGTCTGATCCATGATCATGTCTGTACCGCCCGCTGGGTTTGTCACGGTTGTGGTGATCCCCCCTATTGGTGTAATCTCTGCAAATGTTATTGAATTCCCGCCCGTTCCGGCGACTGCATTCTCAATCGTTAGCGTTGTACCTGTCGTCGTGGCTACGTGGTTGCCGTCTGCATTGATTAGTGCTGCTAGCGACATGACAATGCCTGCACCGGTGTCTCCTGGTACAAAGTCTATTCCGTCTTTTAGCTGCTCCACTACCGCGAGGGCTATCGAATCGGTAGAAATGTCCACCACCGTGATCATGTTGCCTGCTGCTCCCGGGGTGACTGCTTCTAGCTCTATGTGACCGGATATCGCGTCTGCTGTTACCTCAGCGTTCACGTCTGCTGCCACGACTGCCATTAGCGCCAGCGCCATGTCGGTTGCCGTGTCTCCTGCTGCTGGAGTGATGGAATAAGGCACGGTGTTAATTTCAAACCCGACCGTTCCGTCTCCAAATGCTGTAGGGGAGTTGCTTAAATCGAACGATCCTATTGCTGCTGCTCCCGGTATTTCTCCTGCCAATCCGTCCACAACAAATTGATCTGAATCTATGCGGATCGCGTATGATCCTGGCGTCGTCACGTCTCCTGTAATCTCAATCACTCCCTGAGCTTTGTTTGGAAGTGCTGCGACCCTGTTTTGAACAACGTAGAAAAATTCCGGGGACGGTGCTTGCGCAAACCAAAAAGACGCCGCCGTTGCCTCTTCCGATGGTGTTGGGTAGTCTGCTGCTACCTCTTCAACGCTTCCGTAAAGTTTGGATAGTGTTGCTATCGCTAGCGTTGCTGTGATGAATGCCATTGAACCAAACCCGCGCTGGCTAGGTGCGCGTGTCTCTCTTGCTATGCTGACATCAATGCCGGCGTTTCTTATTGTGATTCCCATTGTGTTTCCTTTTTTATTTTATTTCAAATTGTAGCATGTTTTTTATGGCTCACTGATAATTTCGTCTATTATCGTGTCTCCCAGGTCTGTCTCTCCTCTTACCGGCGCATGCCCTATGCTCTCTATAAGGTCGTCGTATATCGTGCTGTAGTGGATCGTTACCGGTATGTCTGCTCTTTGCCTTGTTTTTACCTCCTCCAAAAATGTGCTGTCTCTCACGCCGCCTACCGTATGAATTCCGATGTCGTGTGCGCTCATCCTGTCTATTGATCTAACCCCCCACATTCGGGTCTTTAGCTCCTCTGCTTTTTGGAAGCTGTTTTCTTTGGCGTAGGTTCGGATCGTCAGCTCTATAATGCCGCGATAGACAAGCGTTTCTAGGATTTCCTGGTTTGCGTTCTGTGGTGACAAATCCATGATCTTTTCGGGGCGTGCATCTGTGGTCGTCCTGGTAATGTCCACCGCTAAAAAGTCACCCGGTGGTTGCGGCGCATCCTGGTCTGTGAATACCACGGTTGGGATCGCTACTTTGGTTGCCAGGGGTTCAAGCCAAAAAAATAAAGCCTCTTCTAGCTTGCTGTGTTTTCTACTCATCTCTCTCTCCTCGTACTTTAAAATCTACCTGTCGTAGAAGGTGTCCTGTATCGACCATCGGTTGGTTGCCGCCTTTGGCGCGTGCGGTGCTGCTAGCATTTGGTGCGAGCCCGTGTTTGTTCGTTTCCGTGTCGTGCACGATCGTCCGTACTACGTCCCGTCCCAGCTCTGTGAAAACTGGAACCGGATCTATGCCGCCGTCCTTCTTTAGCTTCAACGCCTCGACGATTTTGGGGCGCCACTTGTTTCGGTTGCCGTTTATTGCGCTGGAAAGCCAGGGGCGTGCCGGGTTGTTTCCAAATCCGAATTCGTGGATCGCGCCGATCATCACCACGTCCGTGATGTTGCCTCTTCCAAGGTCTCCACCCTGCTCTGATCGCGGATATCCCTGAGCGTCTTTGTAAAGTCCGGCGGTGAGGTAGGCGTCCCTGGTTATGCGCGTGACCATTTTGTTGATCTTTGCTGCCAGCTCTTTTTGTACTGCTGTCATGGTCGTTTTGCCGTTTTTGCCTCGTAGCTGAACTTTCATTTCAGAGCCCTCTTCTAAGCCCCACGCTGCCAATGCCTCCGAAGCTGTCGCTTTCGTTTACCCAGCCGTCCGGGATCAGCTCTGAAATGCACGGGTTCTGATCGTCATCTACTCCTGGGAAGGATACCGGTGCGGCGTCGTATTCCGTGGTCACTTTGCCAACGGTTTTTTTCTTTAGCATTACCGCTCCGGTGGTGTTTCCTAAAGGCGACGCACCAGCGCCCGTCAGTTGCGCGTGAATCAAGCACCCGAGTAATTCCTTGACTTGATCCGGTATCGCGGTCACAATCGAACCTGGGAGCCCCACGCGGGGGAACTGCATGGCTGCTGCTATCACGTCCAGGCTCTTTTCTCCCGCCCACTCCTGTTTGTTTATAAATCGTACCGCGTTGAGAATTTGTGCGATCTTTGCTTCATCGGTCAGCGCGTCCCAGCCCGCGTCTCCAAAGACCAGGCTATGGGCGCTAATGATTACGTCCATCTCTGCTGTCGTGGCGTAGGAATTGAAATCCGGCGCTGTGTAGTCTGTATTTAGTGTTGTCATGTCTTTACTCCTATTGATTCAAAATACCCGCCGATCGTTAGCCAATCCTCAACTGAAACGATCTTGTATGTCTCGGTTCCGGTGGTGATGAGGTCAGCCTCGATTTGCGCGTCTTTGTCTCCTGGCTTGATCTCATCAACGCCCCAAAACATTTTTGCTTTCTTTTGCCTGTCACCCTCCGGGATCTGTTCTAAAAATTCCCCGGTGTTAATCGGTTGCATGGTTACTTCTATTTCCTGGGTTGTCTCTGCTCCCGGGATCCATTCACCTTCTACAAAAGCGCCCGGGGTTTGCCTCTTTAGTTCTACCTTTTCAAGCGTACCCCCGAAGGCTTCCGTCACGTCGTAAATTCCCGGCATGGTCTCTCCTTATTCTTGTACGCTGCAGCTGGATCCGTATGCTGCTGTGTTTTGGCATGTCTCTGAAATCGTGCACCAAAAAAAGCCCGCCGCGCCACACTCCTCTTGGTTGTAGGTCGCGTCGTATGCTCCGATGATTTCGTCGGACGGCACGCCCTCTTCTATCTCTTTGTCTGTGAGGGCTTCCGGGTCGGTTGCTGAGAAGTAGGTGGTCGTCCCGTTGCTGTCTGTTACCGTGTAGCTCCTGGAGGAGTTGTCTGTGGTGCTATTGTCTATTTCCGTGGTCGTGGTTGCCGTGGTGTCTCCCGCCGTGTCTCCCGTGTAGTCTCCACACGCTGTCAATCCCGCTGCTATAATTGCTGCAAAAATAAGCCTCTTCATTATCTTACCACCTTTACTGTACCGCCGTTTTTAGCGTCTATGTATGCGCCGTTGTATGTAACCACTCGAAAAAGGGTTAGGGCGTCTAAATTGTTGTTGTTTAGCATCGAGTCCGGGGACGGGGAGTTGCCTCCTGTGGAGCACCCTGTCATTGCTGCTGCTGCTGCTATCATTAAAATCGTTTTGTTCATGTTCACGTCCTTTGTGTTATGCGAGATAAAGCTGTCTCTCTCTCTCTCTTCTTTTTACGAGCCCTCTGTTTACCTTGTGGTTCACTCTATTCCATTTTGGAAATTCTAGGGCGGCTCTTTTGTGTTTGCCTTGGTTCACCTTTTTTAGGAGGGTGGATCCTTTGAAATTCCCGGCTCCGAAATTGTAAACGAAGGAGACCAGGGCATCAAATTGGTTTTGCGTCATGCTCCCTTGTACGTACCTGTTTACCGTGGCGCCGTAGTCTTTATCTATTTGGTGCTTCATGATCTTGTTTGCCGTCTCTTTTGTGATCCGTCTGTCTTTCATTTTCACGCGTTTGCCGTTCGGGTAGATCGTCGTGCCGTATCCAATCGTCGGGACGCCAGCCTGGCATAAATACGGCGCGGCTCTGAACCCCTCCGATAGCTTGATCAAATCCAAGCCTTTTTTACTGATCTTCATCATCGTTTTCTCCTTTGTTTTGTGCTGTGTTGGTGGTCTCTATAAGCTGTACGCTTATCGTGTCTGCTTTGCCATCTATGCTGTTCAGTCGTATGTTGTGGTTTTCTCTGAATTGGTAGTCGTGGAACGGGAATTTCTCGACCTGTTCTACCAACTGCTCCAGGTGATCCATTCCGGCGGCGTTGTACGATCCCCTGAAACTTATTTGTATCGGAGGTCGGGTAATGACAAAGCCGCCCCGGTGATCGGTCTCTACCATTGACGAAATGAAAATCACGGCGCCGATGTTGATAATCGAAACGATCGCGGCTAAAATCGCGGGGAGGTACTTGAGCATCGCTTTATTTCCATCGTCCAACAACGTAAACGTTGAGCTTTCCGGTGGAGTCGTATCTGTCATTTCCCATCGCTATCGGTCTCGCTCTTACGGTGTTTAGTTCTTGAAATCCACCCCAGGCTAACCCCCCCGCCACGTCCTCTGCTGTGACCGAAACCACGGGGAGGTATTTGAAATGAATCGGAAAGTCGAGGTAGGTTCCTACGCGATAATCGATTCCCTCTGCACTTTCATCGTCGCATCGCAGCCTGTCGTGTGTTGCCATGATCTCAAGCCGCCCGTCACTCCACTTGTATGTCTCTACCTTTTCGTAGCTGCCTCTCCTCCCGTAGTTCACGTATTCGTATGGCGTAGCGGCTGCAAGCGCACGCCATTGGTTTATTGCTTTATCGAAAAAGCTTACGTTCTGCACTCCTGTGGTCGCGTCGCGCTCTATAGCCATGTCTCCCTCTATAGGGTCTGCTGGTTTGGCGCCGCCTCTTGCTATCATCGTTTGTTTCGTATGCGCTGGGTAATCTTCCAGGCATGAAAAGTGGGACGCGGTTGTGGTGCTTATCGTACCCTGCTCAGTCCCGTCTCCTACTGAAATGCCGCTTAGGTCAGCGTGCTCTGAATGAACAATTATTTGGTATGTGGCGCCTACGTTTGCCCTATCCATAACCGCTACAAGTTTGCCGCTGTCTGCTTGGTTGATATGCTCCTCTCCAAACCACAGCGATGCTATGTATCCGTTATTTGGGTTGATCGCTTCCGGAAACATCCGGTGGTGTCCATGCGATGCTAAAATTTTAAAATCGTATAGTGCGCCGTCGTTTGCTTCATCTCTTACGATGATGTGAAGGTCGCTGTTATCTTCCGGTAGGTTTCTTAGTAGCAACCGGTGCGCGCCGTCGGGGTGGTTCGCGTCTATTGTTATCTCAAAGTTCCGGGTGTGTCCGTATTCGTGCTGAACCGTCACCTCTCCTGTGGCGGGGTCTACAAAAAAGATCGCGGTTGCGCTGGTATTTATGTCCAGGTACGCGTCTCCATTATGTGGTTTTCTTTGGAATGGGTACGTGTTTTGTGGCATCCCCCAATTGTTGCTTTGGGTGAATAATGTAGCGTAATTCTCAAAGTCTCCTTTGCCAAGGTAAACCGTCCCACTTGAAACGCCGCTTAGGTCTACTTCCGTCCAATTTGAACCGACCTGGTTTGGCGCTATATCTGTCCCGACGATTGCGCCGTCTGCTCTGAAAACGACCCCGTTATGGGTTACCAGAGATCCATCCTCATAGGATTTGTTCGTCCAAATGTCAAAGGCGTATAAGCCGTCTGCTCTGATCTTGCTTAGGGCGTCTCCTGAAATGTGAACCGGTACGAAAGTTGGCGGGTTTACCAGGTCTCCCTCATCTCCTCCTGTGTTCATTAGTTGGATCCAGTCTCCCGTGTTCATAATCGCGCCGATCATGTGGTTGTTCAGATCTGCTCCTTGGATGACGTACCCGTCCGTTCCGTTCCAGGTGTAGTAGTGTCCTACCAATGCCAAAAGTTCGACGACGGACGCCGTATCTAGGATGTTTGCCAATTCGTCCAGCTCGTTTATTCCGTCTACGTTAAATCCAACCTCTGCTACCACTCCCTCAAATCTTGTGCCGGCTGCGATCCATCCTCTGACTTCCTTTTCCGAATATAAAACTTTGTACGTGTTGGAAGTGTTATCAAAGACGGTTATCTCTCGGAACTCATCTTCTATCGTTGCGGTGATGTCTCCCTCGTTTGAAAGTGCCGGGATCGGATCGTTGTCTGTATCTAATTGGTGCACCGTTACGCTGTGGCTTGTATCAACTTGACGGGGGTCGAACCATACCGTGTAGTCTCCTGGAACGCCGCCCAAAATGTAACCGGTGTATCCCGCGCCGTTGTCTACGTCTGAAAAATTGCTGATCGTCGGGTCTCCAAATACCGGAGTCCCTGGGAGGTGGGTTCCTGGAAGGTTTACGTGCTCGACCATCACCTGGCTTGCTACCGTTGCTTCCGGCAGCGTGCCGCCCGGTTGTAGGCTCGTACCGACGAGATAAAAAATTGGCACCTGGCTTTTGTCAGTCCAGGGTATGATCTCTCCAGCGCCGTTGATCGTCACAAGCATTCCGGGCGTGAGCTGGTTTATGTCTGCTTGATGAATCGTGAATGATTCCGTCGTGGTGTTGACGCCGCCCTGATCTACTACCAGCTGCAATTGCGCCAGGGTCATTGTCAGCTCTCCTGTCGGACTTGAAGCGATTACCTGTCTGCTCTTTGCGCGGTTGTGGTCTAGCCTCTTTGCGCCTGGTTTTGCCGTCGCGTGGACTCTATAAAATCGTGGGGCGTTGGTTCGTTTATTTGCCATGTCTGTTCCTTATGTGTAAATGTCTACTTTTATGTGCGCTACCGTTGCCAGCTCCATTCCGGTTGCTGCTGAAAAAAAGCCGCCCGCCGGTACCTGATCGTATGCTACCACCAGGTGCTCATGTCCATCAAATTCCGGGGTAAATGGTACGCCGCATGAGGTGGGGGTGTCGAAGCCGATCGTGGTGGTAGTGAATGCTTTTTGTACGTGGTGCGAGCTCAGTTCCAAACCTCTAGCGTCTCCTGTCATTGGTTCGCTAAAGTGCAAAAATAAAACGCCCGCGCCACTACCTGGATCGGTTGGGTATATTCGTGCCGATTCTATCGTGGGCGCTGCCATCGTTACCTGGTTATCCACTTGGTGGGTTCCGGGCTCCATTGCTTTGCCGTGCACGGTGTCCTGGAGGTCGCTGTTTCCGGTGTAGTTGAACTCCACGCTTTGCCCTTGCTGTATCGAATAGCCGATGAACATGGAGAAAATGGCGCCTGAAAAGTCCAGGGCGACGGGGTGGAACGGCAGCCCGCCGTCTATCGTGATCGTCATTGCTGCTATGATCGCGGTGTGGTCTCCCGTTAGGGGATCGTGGGTTTCTATCTGTATTTTGTCGGGGGCGGTGTTGTCTATTCTTGTTTCTTCTATGTGAAAGTAGGGGTGATTGTGCGGTGGTGGTGTCGTGCCTGTATCGTCGCACGTGCTCTTTTTATGGGTGTTGAGGTTGCAGCCTGCTGGTATCATCTCTCACTCCTTTTTGGGTGTGGATGGGGCGCCTATGCTATGCCTCGTCCGGGGACGGATAGCGCTCCTGTAAAATTCTTAGTGCGGGTGTAAATCATCGAGCCGCCCAGGGGGGAGGGGGAGGCTCTGTGATTTACACGAGTGCTGAAATCAAAGCCGCGAATGGTACGCGTTTTCTCTCTACGTTTCTCTTCCAATTCGTCGCGTCTGCAAACTCCGCATTTGTAGGCGATGTTGCTGCCAAAGCTAGCGATGTGAAATCGAAACCGTAAGGGTGAATACAAAAGTTTTTTCTGCTCCATAGCGACTCTTCACCGGCACCGTTTCCGATTGCGGCGTTGTACGCTACCTCGTTTGCCATTTTAGGTCTACCCTCTCCATATCCGTACATTCCTGTACCCACGATATAGGACAGGTAGTCTCCCGCTGCTCCTCCTGGGATCGCTACGCCGGATGGGATTCCGTCTGTTACAACCAATCTCAAACCGCCGAGCGCCTCGTATAAGAAGTTGCCTCTATCGTCGTAAATTTTATCTGTCACGCCGTCTTTTTTGAGGCTGTTTCTAACCGCTGAGTGACAAATCATGCCGCTGAGCATGTCTTGCGCGTCTCCTGCTGTTTGCTGTGTATCCAGAATCATCCCGATGGATGTTTTCACGCCCGATTGGTTGTTGATCATGTCTCCTGCATTGTTTGCTGCATTTGATGCGATAATTCCGTTCGTGATCGCTACCGTCGTCGCGTCCATTTGGCGCGCCCAATAGCTACCAACTCTTCCAGCGATTGCTGTCAAAGGGTCACCTGTGTTGGATAGGTTTGCCGTGATATTTCGTGCGCCCCATGATCGGTTTCTGTAGTTTCCTACCGCCGTGTCTGTACCGGTTGTGATTCCGTCTGTACCAGCCAGGGTTGTGCTGTCGTCTGAAATTCTACCCTCGTTGTCTGCTAGGTCATTGAAATAATCGAACTTAAAAACCGACCCGATGTTTGCCATCATCAATTTCGTTAGCTCTTTGTCGTTTACAATGATCCCGCTTTGCCATAAAACCGATTTTGCGATTGATGCTCTTAGAACCTCTCTCACGTACTGATCGCGCTGGATCAAATCTGCTAGTACTACCATGATTTTTCCTTTTGTGTTTGGGTTTGTGGTTCGGGGGACTCCTGTCTACCGTTCCTTAAATTCCAAATTCAAGGCAGCCAATGTGAAAGTGTATCATATTTTTTATAAAAGGGGGCGGGGAGTGTGGTTTCGTGCGCCGAGGATGGCACACGGTCGTCTTACTGTTCTTTTGCGGGTTCTTTGTTGTCTTGCTGCTCTTGCGCTCTTGTAGTGGCGTCTGTGTGTACCATGTCCAGGGCGTACATGTTCAGGTCTATCAGGATGTTGATTTTCTCCATCGCTTCATGGTAGTCGTCCATTGAAAGGCGCGCCTGCAAATAAACGGTTAGGTCAGCGTCCTGGTCGTAGATCGCTTCACCTATTCCCTTCTTTGGTAGTGCCGGCTCTTCCGTTGCTGGGATCATTCCGTCCGATGGATTAAAAATTGTCATCTCTTCCGTCTCCACAACCCTGGTCTCTCTCGGTTCCAGCTTTTCGGGGCACTTATCCATGTCGTGCTACCCCGTGTTGTGGTATCGCGTAAGGATCATTGAGCCCGTGCTTCTTGCTTAGGCTATCGTAAAGCCCCGGGTTTTTATCCTGTAGCTCTCCTTGCTTCATCGCGTTGTACTCCGGGGAGTTTGGTTTGAAATATTTATCCCACTCTCCATCGTCTGCTGATCCTCCTGATCCGTCTCCTCCTGGAGCGCCGCCGCCGGAGCTGTCGCGCCCCTTGACGTATCTCTTCAATTTATCGTTATTCTTGAACTCTTCTATCAATTGCGCCGCTGTCATTTGTGGTGCTGGGTTTCCGTTTGCGTCTGTGAATTGTGCCACAAGTTTGCCGCCTACTTCTACTGCCTGGGTTCGGGCTTCTACCATGTGAGCGAAAAGCTCCGGGTCTACGAATACCTCAGCTGCTATAGCCTGTGTTGAAATTGTCACGACGGAATCTTTTAGCGCGAGCTCTGCTGTCTCTGCTCTTGTAGTTGCTGCTGCTAGCTGGGTATCGAACTGCTCTTGTTTTATGCCGATCAATTTCTCGTATTCACCTTTGGCGCCGAGTTCATCTTCATTTCTTTGTGCTGCTGCTGTCTCGAGTGCTGCTAGCTGCTCCTGGAGGACTGTATTCTTTGCTATCGTGCTTTCGATAGTGTTTTTTAGTCCGGTGGTGTCTCCATCCCCTACAACGTTGCTGTCTAGTATGAACTCTCCATTCACTTCCGTGTATAAACTGTGGTATTTGGCGTCCACGCCGTCTAGGTTTGGTACTTTTTTCTTTAGCATTTGTTTCCTTTGTGGTTTTTGTTTTAGGTCAAAACCTAACGCGAAAGCCCCCAGGGCTCTCTGATTAGAATTCGTCTTTGCTGATCTTTGGGGATCCGGATTTATTCGCTTTGCGGATCCTACCCTCTTGCTTTGCTTTTTTTGCTGCTCTCTTCTTTATTTCGCGGGTCTGCTTTGCTGCTTTGTACCCGGCTTTGTCTAGGTCATTTCTCTTCATCGCTTAGTTTCTCTCCTCTGAAATCCTCAAGTGCCTTTATTGCTGCCTTCCAGGCTGCCTCGGTTGTCTTATTTGGGGTGTGAGTGTAGTCTGCTCTACGCCTAAACATTGCGCGGCTTAGCGTGAAGTCTTTGTCTATGTCTGCTCCTGTTTTGCCGGCGCCCATTACAATCGTTGCCATTAGTCCTGCTCCTCATAATCATCTTCATCTGCTATTAGGCTTGAAATTGGAACCATGCGGTCTTGGTTGCTGCCTACTGCCTGCTCTGCTAGCAAGTCCTGATCTCTTTGTACCATTTCCCGCTCTCTCTCGAGGCGGGCTTGTTTTTCGGTTTGTGTTTCGTCTGTCATAAATGTCCTTTGTGTTTTTTATGCCTTATAATATCACGTTTTCTTTATTTTGTCAAGTAGGCATTTACCTTTTTCATGAGCTTTTTGTCTGTGGTGTCAATCGTCCCGTGCCAGTCCAGGTCTCCAAAGGCGCGCCCGATAATTTCCTTTTCTGCAGCGTTCCTAAAATCCATCATGTTCAAAAGGGCGGTAGTGTCTCCACCCTTGTAATCTATCCAGCTCTTCCGGATCCGGTCTCTCATGTACCCGGGAACGTTGCCGGACTTCATCATCCCGCTGATCTGATTCCATAGCGTTTCCTTGCTTTGTCCTGTCGGAAGGTACCCGAATTTGAACCAAACAAAGCCGCCCTTATTCAGGTCAGCGTGTACGTCGATGTAGTCTATTCCGTGCTTCTTTGCCGTGGCTATCGTGTTGCGCAGGATCATCTTTGCCGTCCCTTTGCCGTGGAGGCTAGGGTCTAGCTTCAGGTAGTCGTTTGTCATCCTCTTGATCCCTGGGTAAATCGTGCGGGTCATGTTTATCAGCGGGGCTCCGGTGTCTTTATCGTAGATCCTCATCTTTATAAAAAGCTGACCGTCGTTCAGGATCCCGCCACTTGAAATGTCTATGTTGCCTTTGCCTAGTAGCTCTTCCATGCTTTGCTGGGTGTTTCCCATGATATCCCGGTACATGTGCCGCGCGTTGCTTTGTGCGATTTTTGAACCGGAAAAGCCGCCGGCTCTTTTGTCAATGACCAGCGTCCCGGCGTCCAGCCCCTCGTATATATCGTCGTAGGAGCCCCCTCTCATTTCGTACACCGGGGGAAGTGGGGCGTTCTTTTTGTTTGCCTTTGGTTTCTTACGCCCCTTCTTTGGTGCGGCTGCTATCTTTTCGGTGATATTCTCGTTGGCTATTTCTTTGATCGCGATCGTTGCCGGTTGGATGCGCCTGGTTTCAGCGTAGCGTGCCGCTGCTCCTGATCCTTTGCTTAGGTAGTCCGGGTCGTTCATCGCTTTGTAGTATTGGATCATCGTTACCTGGTACTCTGATTGCGCCTGCATGAGTTCAGCTTGATTTGCGAATACCTTTTTTGTGTTGAGGTCATCAATAATCGAGGCTCCGATTTTCAAATCGTCGAGGTCGTCTTTTGCTGCTTCTATCTTTTCACCCAGGGCTTCGACCTGTCTATGCGATTCTTTGATCTTATCCAGGTTGTTCTTTTGATCCTGCTTTGCGGCGGCTAGGTGTGCCTTTTCGTCCTTGATCGCTTTCTTTTGTGCTGCGATGTCTGCTTTGTATGGCTTCAGAACTTTTTGGTCTATCTTTTGTTCTTTTTGCTTGACTTTTACCACCAGCCGGTTGCGCGCGTCTCTTGTAACGCTCACAACCTCGAAGCTCTCTTTTGCGCGTACAAGCACCTCCTCCTCAGCCTGGTATTCCGACGCCGGTGCTGCAAAGTGTCCTAATGGTCGTGTCGGTTCTACTTCCAGGACTACCGCGCCCTCCTGGGTACCACTAAAACCGGTTGCGCTGTGGCGGCTTCTGCTCCAGGACGTCGTCCCGATATCTTCCAGGGTGTCTCCTGGCTTCATGCTGGCTAACTTCTTAAAGTACGCAGCCCTGTCGGGGTCGTTTTGGCGTAGCTTTAATCCCCTATAAATCTTATCCGTGTTGTCGTACTTGAACGTGTTTTGGATTTTCTCTATTCGTTTGGTAAATTCCTTAATCTGTGAAACGGAATAGCCCGCGTTGTTTGAGGATTTTTTTAGTGCGCCTCTTTGAAATTCCCGGATGTCTGAATAAGTGTCACCCGAATAAAGCCCGAACATGTCGAAAAATTCGCGCGTGTTGGTATCAAGCTTTGCGGCTCTACGAAATTCGCTAGCGTATCGGATGCTCCTCCGGGTCTCTTTGCTGTACGGAATTCCGAAAGTGTCAGCGTAAAGGTCAGCGAGGTGGAGGTTTTTGGTTCCTGGATCCCCTGCTGCTTTTGCTGTCTCAATTTTTAGCGCTTTATCGTATTCGCGTTGCGCTTTGGCTAACCGCTCGGTTAGGAACTCCAGCTCTGCTTCCGAGTCGTCTCTCATGTCGTCATAAACGAATTGGTGTGTCTCTGCTTTGGAAACTTTTATCTGTTCTGCTTTTTGCTTTGCTTCGAGATCCGTTATCTTTTTGTTCTGTTTGGTAATTGCGCCCCGGATAGGGTTCGCTTTGTCAACCTCGACCTTTGCCGCTGCCTCGATGCTTTCGGTTACTGCTGCTCTTGCTTTAGGCGTGATGACTTTTGCCTCTGTGGTCGATCCTGTGGCTACTGTGGTGGTGGCTACCGTAGTTGCTGCAGGCGTTACCCCCGGAGTAGGTTTGGGGGTTAGGGTTTGGGGGTTAATCTTTGCGCGGTCGAATGCGATCCCGCTCCTCTTTGCCATCGTCTCCAGGTTCAAAGGTTGGAAGCCGGCGTCTGTAAATCTCTCGATTTTTAGTTTGCCTCTCATGAATAGCTTGTACCGGGTCTCTCCCAGCGCCATTCGTGCCTCTCCACCCATTGCTTGCTTGCAGTCTCCTGGGTTCGTCCCTACCCATTTGAGCCTGCTGCTGCCTTTGCATTCCCATGCCGTCACTTTGTTGCCGCTGCTGTCTGTGATCGTCATTGGCTTTTCGTTTTCGCTCTTCACCCAATCTTTTAGCGTCCTAACCTTTGCTTTGCTTCCGTCCGGGTTGCGGCGCACGATCTTTCCATTTTCTGAAAAAAGAGATATCGTTCCGCTCCGGCAGTTCGGGTGTTGTGGTGGCATTGGTTTGGTACCTGATCGGTTGTAGAAAAATTGTTTGTTGTTTAGTGCCATGCATGTTGTGCTGGTTACGCCATCTAGGATCGACACCCATTCGTAACCCACCGCGCCGTCTTTGCGCCGTTGGAGATCGTCTCCTATCTGTTCTGCTAGCTTGTTTACTGTTCTGCTTTGGGTTTTTGCGCTGCCTGGTATCCTGGTCGAAAGGAAGCCGCCGGTATAGTTGCCTTTGGGGTCTTTGGTTCCTACCAGGGCGTTGCGTAGTTCATCACCACCCATTCCCAATTGGTGCAGCCGCTGGATTTCGTTTGAAATGCTAGCGGTGTGGTTCGACGCCCATTTGGCTAAATTCTCATCCATTTTGCCGCCGAGCCCCTGGAAGTTGTTAACCGCTGCGATAACGTCCTTTTTGCTAACCTTTGGCGCTGCACTCATTGCTAGGTTCCGTGCTATCTCTCCAATGGTTCCGGCGATCGTGGTCAGCCCTGCTTTGGCTACCTGGTTTGTGCTTTTTAGCATGGAAACGTAGGACGCGTCCGTGCTCATTGCTTTGGAAATGTCAGCGAGCAGCCCCTCAGCGTCAGCGTTGATATTTGCTGCCTCTCCATCGATCACGCGCTGTCTGAAAATAAGCCGGCTTAGCTCTTCCGGGGTGTACTCTCCTGGCTTCATTCTGTACCTGGTACTGTGGTTCCAAATTCAGCGCCGCCGGTTTGGGCTTCATCCTGCAGCGTCTTGATATCCTCATCCTCATCCATGAGCCCCGTTCGCTTTAGGTATCGGTATAAAATTCGCGACGGTATTTGTTGCGCTGCTACCAGGCTGCTTAGTCCTGTGATGATCTGAGCGTCCGGGCTCTCCTGTATAAAGTCTTTGTTTAGCGTGAAACTAAAATTTTCGGGAACGGTGCACGCCATGAATTCAGCCGCGAAGCCGATCAATGTCACCACCGCTCTCTCTACCTGGGTTGCGATCGACGCCATCACGGAAATGTCGGAGGCGCTACGTAGCTTGATCGCTTCAGCAGTCTCTGCACCGCCGCCGTTGTTCTGTGATCGTAATCGTGCGCCCTGATCTGCCATGCTCCTCTCGAGCTGCTCCAGGGTCTTAAAGTGGATGATGTTTGTGCCGTTGATCTGTAGGATGTCAGCCTTTGCTTTGTCTCCCTCGAAAACCAGCGCCTTGCTGGCGCCTACGCTGATCCGGATGTTGTTATCTTTCATCTTCTTTACGAAACCGTCCGGCGCTCCGGTGACTGCTAGCGTCGGGTGTCCCATGTACGTTTGCACGTGTGAAAGTTCACCCCATGTTTGGTAGTGCTTGATGTTGGTTGCGGCTATTCCCTTCACGGGTGGTTTGTCTATCGTGCTGTCGTTCGTGGTCACGCCCAGGAAGGTTCCGGGGATGTGATCGAGCGTGCTGCCATTCGCTTTGGGTGTTATGTCTCCACCCTGTAGAATGCCATCTTCATCGTAAAGCCGCACGGTATAAACGCCTTCTACTAGCAAAAGTTCGCGGTACCTGGTACGCACGCGGCTCTCTTCATCTGCTTCCGTGCTGCCTTTGAATTTTTCGCGTAGCACTACCCGGGAGATCGTGTTGATCCCGCCGCGCTGTACCTCATCCCAGTTCAAAATGTCTAGCGCCGCGTAGGTTCTGAAAAAAGCGTAAAGCCCCAGCTGCTCTTCCGATGCTTTATCCGGTTGGGCGTCCGTGATTGGGTAATCGCAAAGCGCAAAACCGCGCCCGTATGTGGTTACCGCTGCTGCTGCTTTTCGTGAAAAGTCGGGAAGCGTTAGGTACTCCAGGTCTGCTGGCAAATTCTCAACGATCGGATCCACCCGGTAAATGCCGGCGATCAAATCTTCTACTGCCTGGGAGGTGTAGTCTGAAAAGTGCGCGCCGTCCAGGTATATGTCGTACTCTTGCTGGTACTCTTTTGTTTTTTTTATTTCGTCGTCGTGCGGTACCGGGAACGGAAGGTAAAGGTCACCCTTTTCCTTGATTTCCTGTTCACCCGCAGTACAATCCTGGATCTGCTGCCATGTTTTGGCGTGATCGTTGTATTCAGCGCGGACAGCCTTGATGTTGTCCGGTGTGCCATGTTTTATTTTTGGGGGCATTGGAAGTCCTGTTATTCAGCGTCTGCTGCTGTGGTCTCTCCTGGGACGTCCATCCCTTTGCTTTCGTAGTAGGCTACCGAATAATCCCCACCGTTCGGGAAATTGTCACGGTTGTCCGGGAAGCTGGCAAACAAACCGGCGCATGTCTTTAGCTTTGGTTTGCCTGGTATAACCTGGAGCTGCTCTTCCGGGTCTGTCGTGTCGAGGTCGTCTCCTGGCTGCTCTTCATCGTCCGAGTCTGCTCCTGGGTTCATATCGAAGTTGTCATCGCTGGAATCGTCTGCTAGAAGTACTTTTAGTTCTGCTATCGTTTCGTCTCCTGTAATTTCGTGTCCTGCTGTTTTTGCCTCTTCTTGAAAGTCTGCTAGTTTCTTTGCCATGTCGTTTCCTTTTTGTTTTGTGATTCGCTATTGTAACATAAA